AGGTAAAACATTTATTGGAATGTATCTTGGTTTAGAAACTGTACTCGATCCTAATACATTACAACACCAGCTTGTAGTCGTAAGATCGATGGTACCAACAAGAGAAATGGGATTTTTACCTGGATCTAAAAGTGAAAAAGAAGAAGCTTACGTCGCACCTTATAAAGCAATAGCAAATGATTTGTTTGGCGACAATGGAACATGGGGTAAAGCTTTTTCTTCGAAGAAAATTGTATTTGAATCTACATCATTTATTCGTGGTCAAACTTTTGACAATGCAGTAATACTTGTAGACGAAATGCAGAATCTTAATTTTCATGAATTAGATTCTGTGATTACAAGAGTCGGAAGAGATTCGCGTATTATATTTTCTGGAGATCATTTACAAACTGATTTTAAATATGAAGACGATAAACAAGGAATATATAAATTCTTGACTATTGTTGAACAATTAAAAAACTTTGATGTTATCAATTTTGGATGGGAAGATATTGTCCGATCTGATTTTGTAAGAGACTATATTATGACAAAAGAGATGCTAGGATATTAGGAGATAGATATGGCATTTAAACTAGGAAATAGATCAAAACAAAAACTCGAAGGTGTGCATCCAGATATGGTGGCTGTTGTTGAACGTGCCATTGAACTTACAAAAGTAGATTTTGGTGTCACTTATGGTGTACGTACTGTAGAAGAACAAGAAAAGCTTGTAGCTTCAGGTCGTTCACAAACAATGAAATCAAAACATTTGATTCAGGATACAGGCTATTCACATGCTGTCGATGTTGTAGCATATGATGGTGGAGATGTCGTATGGGAAATCAATGTATATGATGATATTTGTGACGCATTTAAAGAAGCCGCAATTGAACATGGTGTAGCAATTAAATGGGGTGCAGCATGGTCTGAAGGTGATATTCGTACATATGAAGGTACAGCAGAAGATGCAATGAATAATTATATTGATTTGCGTCGTTCACAAGGACGTCGTCCATTTATTGATGGTCCGCATTTCGAACTAATGTAAAGGTTAACATGGCTAAGTTTCGTCGATTCGATCCTCGTAACAAAAAGAAAAATAGAAATAAAAAGCTTTCAAAAGAAAAAGAATTTAAAGCTTTAAAACATGTAAAAAAGGGTGTACATTCGAAAGAATACGTGTTAGAATAATATTATGAACTTTATACATGAAAAAATTGATCTTGGTTATGAAACTTTAGTAAGAGAAGACGGAGAAAAACGTCGGTACTTAACGCCTGATGGTACGCCGTATCCAAGCGTTACAACCGTAACTTCTATTCTCAATGAAGAAAAGATCGCCAAATGGCGGGCTAAAGTAGGCGAAGAAGAAGCCAATAAGATCGGACACCGTGCTGCAACTCGCGGCACGGCTGTCCACACTCTCATCGAAAAATATCTACAAAACGATCCAGATTATGCTGAAGATGTATTACCACACGTAATGCAAAGTCTGACAAATCTAAAACCTATTCTTGACAAACGTATGAATAAAATCTACGAGCAAGAGGTTCCGCTATATAGTGATTACCTTAAGCTTGCTGGTACATGTGATTGCGCTTGTATGTTTGATGGTGTCAATAGTATTGTAGATTTTAAAACATCTCGATTCCCTAAAAAGAAATCAATGCTTGATCATTATTTTATTCAAGCCTGTGCATATTCTATTATGTGGGAAGAACGTACTGGTATGGCAATGCCTAATCTAGTAATTATTATGGACGTTGATAACGGTCGTGCTCTAACTTATAAAGAGCATCGCGATAATTGGACCGATAAGCTTAATGAGACAATAGAACTTTATTACAAAAGGCAACGTCAAAAAGTCATATAATTTTTCACTTTTTTGTGTACATTTCAAATGAAATGTGGTAGTATACATTATGAAAGGAAATTATATGAAATTAAATAATCTAAATAAAGTAATCTTAACTGACTGTGATGGCGTTCTCATGAATTGGGAATACGCTATGAATGTATGGATGCAATCTCAGGGATATAAGATTGTTGAAAATGGTCAAGAACATTACGATATGGGTGACCGTTATGGTTTAGATAATGAATTGAAAAAACGACTTGTTCGTCAATTCAACGAATCCGCCGCAATGGGATTTTTGCCTCCTCTTCGTGATGCTATGTACTATGTTGACTTGCTACATCGTAAGCATGGCTATACTTTCCATATGATTACATCTCTATCAAAAGATGAGCATGCTCAAAAGCTACGTATTCAAAATACTCAAAAGCTATTTGGTGAAACTGCATTTACTAAATTTATCTTTGCCGATACTGGTGCTGATAAAGATGATGTACTAGCTCCTTATATCGGTAGTGGTCTTATTTGGATTGAAGATAAGTTTGAAAACGCTGAGCTTGGAGATCGTTACGGCCTTGAGTCAATTATGGTTGAACACGCTCATAACATGAATAATGATAAGTTTCCAACCTTTGCTAAATGGAGTGAAATCTATGAGTACATCACTGGCGAGTCTGCTTAATCTTCGAAGTGAGTATGAAGATATTATTCGACGTTATCGTATTCCAGATCAATACAAGAATGGATGTATAGATAGTCTCGAATGGTTTACTAAAAACGGTAAAGGTTCTAATAGACTTAGATCCCAATATGATCGTGCCATTGAAATTGCAAATATTATTTTAAAAGAATATGAAAATGAAACGGGTAATCTATCAAGTCTACGTGGGCAAGAGATCGCGGCTCTATGATCATTGTGTTGAATCAGTAAAAGAATATTGTAAAGCACATAATATTGAACACGTAGTTCAAACACAACCAATCCTCAAAATTAAACCTGATGTCTTTGCTACAAATCGTAGTAAAGAATCTTATGAAAAGCATGGTGGGTTTCTTCCAATCTTTGAGAAGGAAAACGCTTTTACGTATCTAAAGACTAATGATCAGGTTGCAATCATTGATGCTGATATTTGGATTCGTCCAGGTGCTTCTAATATCTTTGACAAAGTACCAGAAGAATATGATTTTGGCGGAGTCTTAGAACGTGATATGCCTTGCACTCCACAATATCTTCGTAAGATCGCAAACTATACTCGTATGCAATATGGTATGTCACCGCTTAATCAACTATTTGATTGGAAACATCCAAGCGGAGCAGGTGCAGATTTCTATAATATGGGCATGATGGTATTAAATAAAGGCTTTGAGAAATATCTCAGAGGGCAAACTCCTATGCAATTTTTAATGCGACCAGAGTTTAAAGTCTTTATTGATGGAATGGGAAATTGGAAATGGTCAACAGATCAAACTCTACTTAATGTCTTTGTAAAAGAAAGTAAGATGAATGTAAAGAACCTAACGTACCATTGGAATGGTTTATTTACTGGAATTGAAATGGATCGAATTCCTGAATGTAATTTTGTACACTTCTTTTTGAAAGATAAACTACCAAATCGTGGTGAAAACGTAGAGGAGCTCATGAAATATGTTAATTGATAAAAAAATCTTTGTACATATTCCAAAGAATGCAGGAATGACTATTCGCCATAGTCCATTTCTAAAAGATAAAATTATTGTGAATACTGCTCAAACTCATAAAAGCCGAGAATATACTCAACAGCTTTTAGATAAAATGGCAATTACTGGAGATCATCATGGAATTGAACACGCTCGTTGGAGAGACCTTAACCCAACCTATACATCCCGTTATGGTGCTTTTGCTGTGGTTCGTAATCCTTGGGATCGGGTCGTTAGTCGTTACTTTTTTGCAAAAAAAGTTATCGAAGTTGAAAAGAAAATGGACCCATCATATGCAGACGTTTCTAGCTTTGATGCCTTTTTAGAAGAACGACATAAATGGGGAAATGAATCATTTATGTGGCATAGAGCCGTCCGTGGTTGGTATCCAGCATTCGATCATGTAAGTGATGAGCAAGGTAATGTTAAATGTGATATATTACGCTTTGAACATTTAAATGAAGATCTTATGGCATATTTTAAAATTCCACAAATGTCTCGTGCACGTAATGTTACTGCTTTAAATCCGGGAAATTATTTAGATTTATATACAAAAGAAACTAAACAAATTGTAGCTGATTGGTACGCTAAAGATATTGAATATTGGGGCTATGAATTTGGATATGGCCCTACTAAAAATTGTTGGGCATCATGATACGATTTAAAACAACAGAGATTTTCGAAAGTGTAAAACACTTCCATGATGAAATTAGAAAATGCCAGGAAAATGCTCATGGTAAAGCATATACCGCGCAACACGATGCTATTATAAAATATGGAATTGAATGTGAAACATATAGAGAACTTGGTATTATGCAAGGAGCTACTGCGGCAGCTGCAGTAGTAGCTGGATTTAAAGATCTACATTTAATTGATACCGATTTAAAAAACTTTAATGAGTTTAAACCAATCTTCGAAAAAGAAAATATAAAAATAAAAGTCGATGGTAAATCTTCAACTTCATATAGATCCGAAGATTTACCTGAAGTTGATTTTCTTTTAATTGATTCTTTACATGTTCCTGGACATTTAAAACAAGAATTAAAAATACATGCACCACGAGTGAAGAAATATATATTATTTCATGATACATTTACTAAAAAATCTTTGCATAAAGAAGTTTTATTTTATATTAAAATGAGACCACAATGGCAATTAGTTGAGTATTATGAAAAGAATGTCGGTTACACATTGATTAAAAGGATTAGTGATGAGTGAGCTCGGAGATTTATTTAATAAGTATGGGTGTGATAAAACACGCAAACATCAGTATGAAAAAGTGTACGAACCATATTTAGAACAATTTAAAGATAAAGAAATTAATATCCTTGAGGTTGGCGTATTTAATGGCCATAGTACTGAAGCCTTTCATGAATTTCTTCCAAAAGCAAATTTATATGGTTTAGATATTTTTGTCCGTACTCGTGCAGAAGATCTTGAATGCTATAAAAAAGATCGTACTCAATGGATTAAAGCAAGTAGTATTGATCCGTCAACTCCTCGTCTTATCAAAGAAAAATTTGGTAATGTGAAATTTGATGTAATCATTGATGATGGTTTACATACTCCTCAAGCAAATAAAATGACGTTTCGATATTTGTCTCCACTTCTAAAAGATGATGGAGTCTTTTTTATTGAAGATGTTTGGCCATTAGAATCTATGTCTATGAAAGAATTAGAACACCCCTGGCTACGCAATCATCCAGATCGATATAATCAATTAGATAATAATATGTTTTTGACTGAAATCGAAAAATCTGATATGACTATTAAACGTCACGATAATCGTAACTTAACAGGACAACCAGATAGTTATATTATTGAGTTAGCAAAATGAAAGCATTTGCAATTACATTAGATGGTAATACTACATCAGAAGCGGCGACTGAAGAATTAATTCGGTCGTCGCATCACGTTGGAAATGATTTTGTTGTGGTTCCCTTTCATGCAGTTAGACCTGAAAATGCTGAAAAAGATTTACGAGCAGAAGGTTTAATCTGGACTTATCCTTGGTCCCAGCCTAAGATTGATCTAGCTTCTGGCCTTACACTATCTCCATATAGAACTACTGATAAAAGAAAACGTATCGGTTGTTTTATGAGTCATTATAAACTATGGCAAGAATGTGAGAAATTACAAGAAGATATTTTAATTTTAGAACACGATGCGCTGTTTACAAACAAGTTAGAATATGATATAATGAATAATAATTACGGAATAATTGGTATTAACGATCCTCGTGGAGCAACTCGTAAGTCAATGGTATATCATACGATGATACAAGAAAGTCGATACCCAGTACAATCAGTACCTCGTATAGATGCTGATATGGTTCCACAAGGATTAGCCGGAAACTCTGCATATATAATCAAACCTTGGGCAGCTACTGAAGTTATTAAGAGAGTTAAACAACTTGGAGCATGGCCTAATGACGCTATGCTTTGTTATCAAAATTTCAGAGCAAACTTTTTAGGCGTAACAAAGAAATATTATACAAAGGTACAGGGCACACCCTCAACGACTACATTATGATATATCCTGAACATTATGTAATTACTATTTTTGATAATGAAAAATCTAAAGAAGCAGCCGAACGTTGTATCAAATCTGGCCTACAAGTAGGAGGATTAAAGATTGAAAAGTGGAAAGCCACAACTCCGCAGGATGACATTGCGAAGATTATTAAAGATGAGAAAATTAATACGGCTTATATGGATGAAGTTTATTCTCGGACTCCTAATTGCATTGCTGCTTTTCTTTCCCATTATAGTCTTTGGAAATTAGCTGTTGAAAAAAATAGAGAAATAACAATCTTCGAACATGATGCTGTCTGTGTGCAAAATGTTCCAACTATGATTAATTATAAAGGAGTAGTTTCATTAGGAGCTCCGTCTTATGGTAAATTTAATAATCCAACTTCATTTGGAGTTGTTCCGCTTCAATCTAAACCGTATTTCCCGGGCGCACACGCATATAGAGTAAAGCCTGCTGCTGCTCAAATGCTAATTGATCAAGCACGATTAGAAGCAAGACCTACAGATGTTTTCTTAAATCGTAATACTTTTCCGTTTCTTGAGGAATTATATCCATGGCGGGTTGAAGCTCGTGATAGCTTTACAACAATTCAAAATCCGGTTGGATGTAAAGCAAAACATAATTTTAATAACAAATATGAGATTATAGATGTCTAATATGTCCGTTCCTGATTTAACAAGAGCATTCATGACAGGTAGTGATGCCAATACAGAATGGATGCTACCATGGTTTCTTGATAATTTCCAAAAGCATAATACTGTTCCTATTACTGTTGTTGATTTTGGAATGACTGATAAAATGTTAAATCATTTAGAGAGTCGTGTACATTCTATTGGTAGACTAGAAACAAAAAGAAATGTTTTAACATGGCTTTATAAACCAGGTGCTATGTGGAATTCGCCATATAAAGCTACTTGTTGGATTGATACAGATTGTGAAGTCTTAGGTGATATATCAGGTATCTTTGATGATTTATATTATGAAAAACTTCATATGGTGGTTGATCGGCCTTGGACTACTCGACATCGATCTTTAATGTATAATTCTGGTATTGTAGCATTTAAAGGCAAGCCACAAATTTTACAAAGATGGGCACAAGAATGTCATGAGAATCCTAAGCGCGGTGATCAAGAAACACTACACGCTATGTTAGATCCTCTACAAGCAGCAATTCATATTCGTGAATTATCACATTCTTATAATGTTGTACGTTTAGATCATTTAGATAAAACTGCGCCCAAACAAATTTTAGTTAACCACTGGACCGGTCAAAAAGGTAAGGATCATATTCGGAGTTTAATGAATGAGTAAAGTTGCACATATTATTGGTAATGGTGATAGTCATAGATTTTATAAGCCTGCAAAAGGTATTATCATGACTTGTAACTTGCCTCCTATTACTGGCATCACAAATGTATATGCTACTGCTATTGTAGATTTTAAAATGTGTCGTGCTATGCATGAAGGTTCTGTAGATTTACGAGCTTATGATTGGGTTATGGGCGCAAGACCTAAAAAATATACAGAAATGAAGCCTGATTTTTATATGAGATTTGCAAGACATATTAAAGAGTTTTATACGGTATTACCACGATATGCTGCTAATTATACGGACTTTAATTGTGGGCATATGTGTACACATTACGTAGCCAACAAACTAAACTGCGATGAGATCCATATGTATGGATTTGATTCTATATTTGATTTTAATCTTGTAAGTACGACTGACTTTGTATTAAACTCAAATCGTGATGCATTTAATACTCATCGATTAGCTCAAAATTGGAGACCAATTACTGAAGGTATTTTTAGAGAATTTAAAAATACTCAGTTTGTTGTTTATCATAAACATGGTGCAGCTAAAATTAATTTACCAGAAAACGTAGAAGTACGTGTTGGATGATTATTGAATTCAGAGGCCACGCAAAGAAAGCCATCAAAGACGAAGTAGAACTTGCTGCATGGTTTGTAAAAGATGAACTAATGCCTCGTCATCGTAAGATTTATATTACTATTCATTTTATGAAAAATCTACGTAAAAACGAAGGTATACACGGTGATGTATTAGACGAAGAAGATCGTGAATATACAATCAGAGTAGATTCAAGCCAAGCTCGTAAAGAAATTATATCAACTATTATTCATGAAATGGTTCATGTTTATCAGTACGTAACTGGCAAGATGAAACAAAAATGGGTTCATGAAGTTGTCTTTGAAAAAAAGGTTTATCCATGGGATATGGAATATCAAGAAAGACCATGGGAAATTGAAGCGCATACTTTCGAAAAGGATCTGTATGCTAAATTTTATAAATATATCTAAGTTTAACAACGATAGGATTTTATATGGACGAAGAGGAAAGGCTTATGCCTGATGACCCTTGCGACCATATTACAGATATTACAGGATGGATATTCAGAAATGAAAAAAATAAACGATCCGGAACCCGAGAGATACTACGAGTGGATGCTGTGGAAGATGAGGCAGGAGGATCTCAAGGAAAAAAATTTATCGGATTCGGGCTAAGTGATTGATCTGTAATAAAACTTTTTTTTAAAAAAATGCGTTTTTTTGTGTACATTCCCTTTTAGATGTGTTATAAAGGTTATATCAAAAGGAGATAAACATGACAAATTCAGCTAAAGCTTTTTGGACTAACCCTCTAATCGAAGTAAAAACACTTTGTGATCGTACATTCAGCTATTTTGATCAAGCAAGTGAAGATCTTAAATCACTTTATCATGACGATCTAGAAGATTACCAAATTGCAATTGAATTGTTCAAGCAAGCAGATGCTGAATCGCTTGCTACTCATGTTTCTGAAATGGATACAGCCTCACGTGAGCAATTGGTCATTGCTTTCAACGAAGACTGTGGTTCAGTTTTTGTACGTGAAATTCTTGGTTATGAGGTAGCATAATAATGTATAAAGTTTTAGCAAGTAACGCCAAAGGCGATAAAGTAGTCGAATTTTTCAACGACGCAGAAAAGGCTGACGTTCGTCATAATCAACTTTACAATGAAGTTGATGACCGTGGTCTTTGGAAGTGGGGTACAATCCGCACTATCAATCTTGAGTACAATCGCGATGATAGCATCACAGGTATGTTTGGAAATCGTGAAGGTATGGTTCCTAACTGTATTGCGGAGGTTGCATAATGTATTGGGTTGATGTAAAATTTGAAATGAGTAATAAAGAACGTTGGGAAGGCTTGACAAAGGAGCAAGCCGAAGACCTTTACGCTCATTATAATAGACGTAACTCTGGCGCGTGGTACGTACGTATGGGTGAAATGTAATGAGTATGCATATGATTCGTGGTGTACAAGTACACGGAAGCAAGCGTCGTAAAGCGAAAAAGAAATCAAAGTCTTTATTAAAAGCAGAAGCTGAGATGGAAAAGTTCTATACGAAAATGGGTATAGATACCAACAAGAAATCAGATTACCGTTACGAAATACCAGAATATATGTCTGGTCCTCGAGTAACTTCTGATAAGATTTGTTCGAACGGTACAAAGAAGGATTCCGTTAAATACACTGGTAACGAAATCGCTGGTATTGTCGTTACACACAAATCTAATTTAATGCCAGTACGCAAAGATAATAAGCAAGCAGCAATTGATGCTGCTAGCATGCGAAGGTAAACGAATCTCCACTTAGCTCAACTGGATAGAGCAGCTGACTTCTAATCAGCAGGTTGAGGGTTCGAGTCCTTCAGTGGAGGCCAAAAATGTGGACATTAGTTTTTATAGTAATAATGGAACAAGAAGTAGTAGCAACAAATGTAGGTACGTTCGATACTATGTATGAATGCTTTGCTAATTGGAATGATTTATCTGTAACAGCTGGTGGCGAAAAGGGATACTATCCTGCAAATATGCAGGCAGTATGTGTAAAAAGAGAAGAGTGAACTATAAATATTTAGGAGTTATAGTATGATTGAATATCTTAAAAATATGCACTGGAAATGCATTTATGGAACGGTCGCTTTGATTGTAATTGGTTTCTTGTTAGGACAACTATATGCCTTGGCCTAGAAAGAATCGCCCACGTCCAGGACGTCGTAAAATCGGATCAGCAAAAAGGAAAGCTCGTAGAGCGAGGAGATCAAAGAAATGAAAACTATAGCAACCGCCGCACTTATTGCAATGACTGCCACTACAGCTATGGCGGAAACTGTCAGAGCAAAAATTACTCGTGTACAACCAAATTATGGTTATCGTGAAGTAAATATGCCAGTTCAACGTTGTGAAAATGTTGAAGTTCCGGTATATGGAACAGTACAAGGCGGCGGTGCTACAGGTGGTGATGTACTTGGCGGTATGATTATTGGTGCTCTTCTCGGTAAAGGTGCTACTGGTGATAGTAATGGTGCTCAAGCTGGAGCAGTTTTAGGCGGCATTATTGCGGCTGATAAAAAAAGAAATCAACAAACTATTGTTGGCTACAAGACAGAACATCAGTGTCATACACTAATCACTACTGAAACTGAACGGTATATTAAAAATAATAAAATTTGGTTTACATGGAACGGTATTGAAGGTACGGCTTATACCTACAATAATTATCGCGCCGGCCAAACTATTACAGCTACCGTAACTTTACAGGCAAACTAATGTCAGACATGTTTGATTTTGGCTTTACTGCCGTAGACGAAGATGAATTGCAGGCAGTGCAGCAAACAGCTGCACTTGCCAGCGATGCAGAACAATTAGCAACCACTACTCAAGAGAGATTAGATAAACTATACAACGCTATTATCCCATTGTTGAACAATTTAAAAAAGAATCCTGAAAAAGATTATATTCTTTGGCCTAATAGACTTGATAAAGTAGAAGAGTTTGAAACTCATTTACAGGAGATTTACAAAGGATGATCTTATGGATCCAGCAACAACGTACGGAATGTTTACAGCATTAATTTTATTCTGTAACGTATTTAATGGCGAATGTAAAGGATTAGCTAATCCAGAAATATATCCAACACTTGAACAATGTTTAGTAAGTGTTGCAGAAGGTGTGGTTATTATTGAACAAGAACCTACTCTTCAACTAATAAAATATGAATGTTATGAATGGGTAACTGAGAAAGATTTAAAAGGTTTAGGTATTTAATCTTTTACAGTTTCTGGTATACAGTACGCACGAATCGGTGGAGATCCTGTATACGTGAAATTTAATTCTCTTGCCATATATGTACAATCAGAAAGTTTTGCGAAATAGACTCGATCAGCTATTTCTTCACCTTGGCTTTGTATTATCAAAACAAAATATATGACACCGAATTCTATCATTTTTTAACTTCTGGTATTCTCAATATTTTATGAGCAAACCATTTTAAAAAACGTTTCACAGTATTGACAATCCATTCATTAAAGAAATGTCGGATTAGTCGTACAATAATAAGAATCGGTGAGTAGATAACGTCAAAGATCAAGAGCAAAAGATCTACCATAAGATCTATGATACTGTCAACATTCCATAGCTCTTGTAATTTCTTTTTGATTTTTGCTCTTGTCTTTTTAAACATTACCTATCGTCTATTACCTTCTTTGAAGAAGATGCGCTAATGCTGTTTTTCTTCTGAGCAGTAATAGCTTCTTTACCATAAAATGCTGCAACGATCGCTGCGACCGATACAAAATAAACTGCAGCCATATCACCAAGAATTTGGCCAGCTTGATTGAGTCCAAGCCATATTGCTAACACAACTGAGAATGGATAGAGTAGCATTCCAAATAATGCAAACCATGCCATATTTCTCTGTGCGTCTTGTTTCTTATCTTCATTCTCCATATCACTTCGCATATCTGCGAGTTCAATCATTCTTTGTTCCATTGCAATCTCTTCATCAGTTATAATTCCATCACCGTCACGATCTAAATGATTCCATTGGGAATCTGGTGGTAATCTTTTACCTGCCATTTTATTCTCCTACCAAGCGCCCTGAGATATGCCAATTATATAAATTATAAAACCTATTACTATTGACATAACAGTTGCTAGTGCTATACCAACAAGCCATTCAAGGATCTTTTGCTTACGTTCTTGGGCTCTGTAAATTGCCTCTTTTCTTTCTTTACGCATTTGAGCTTCAATATTTACGATCTCATCCCAAGCTGAAGGACCATAAAACAAACTAATATGAGATCGTAATTCTTCTCTCATTTCTTTTGCTTTTTGTTTATGTCCCCATGTCTCCAATGCGGTTTGTTCTATTTGGCTTGATCCAAATATCTTTTTAAACATAGGTGGATTTTCGGCCTGCCTATGCGCAAAATCCAAATCTGACATTGCACCGGCCCATTGGTTTAATGTTGAGCCCATGTCATGCAGATCTTTACCAACAGCAATAGCCTTCTTCAGACCATTGTATGCTGCAGTAGCACCAGCAATAGCTGTTACCGGATCGATCATCTCGATACCCTCTCCTTGTTCCTAAATCTATTTATAAATAAAAGGTAATTTAGAGGTATATTATGCTAAACAAGAAACCTATTATATTTGCTACTGGTTGTTCATTTACAGATGCAAATTTTATGAGTCGTCATGAGCATTTGCCTGATGAAAAAAGAGGCGGTTGGCCTATGTGGCCTGAATTAATAAAGGAAAAAATAGAAAAAGAAACAGGAATATCATATGAACTTGTTAATTTAGCTAAATCAGGCGCGAGCAATGAATATGTATTTAATAGTTGTTTAGATTCATTGTCTAAGTATGATAAAAGAATAAAAATAGTATTGGTTGGAGGAACTCAATGGATGAGATCTCATGTTGTACCTACTCGAATAAATTATAATCCTCAAGTAGCACTGGATTTAAGAACAGACTTTATTGAAAAAAATAAAGAGTGGCTAAGTAAGCCAACTAGCAGTTGGCTACGAACATACAATCAAGCAACAATAGAAATGTGGGCCAAATGGTCAAATGAATTTGGCATACAACAACAAATATATCATAATCTTAGAATTATGTGGTCGTTAGCAGAAATATGTAATAGTAAAAATATAAAATTTATTTGGAATCAACTCCTAACCCCATTTCCTGGATATAGATTTTGGAAAGATTTGTTTATAAATTATGGAATTTCTGAAGAAGAATTAGTCATTGCTCGACATGTTTTTGAAGAACAGTTTTTCGCAAATACGGTTTTAAAAAGTTCTTATGCTAAATTTCTTGTACAAAATAAAAAACAATTTTACGGATTTCCATGGTCAATAGGAGAGTATTGGGATCGAGGATCAACGAATATCATACAACGCCATCCTGAAATAGTTATGCCTCCAACTATAGTAAATGGCAAAGAAGTAACCGATGCTCATCCGAGTAGATTTGGTCAAGAAACGATTGCAAGGCAAATGTGGAAAGAATATGGAAATTATTTGGTTAAGAATTAAAATATGGATAATTAGTCTGTTTAAAAAAGAAACTAAACACGACTATACATACGTATATGAGGAAGATGATGAAACATAAAGACTTAGTTTCTAAAGACTCTCATTTTTTTAAAATATGGTTAGACCTATCTACGTTTTGTAATGCTTCTTGTCCGCAGTGTCATAGAACTGATACAAATGGCCTAGATAAAGTACCATGGCTTCCTTTAATTAAATGGAGTTTAGAAGACTTTATTCAAAAATTTCCAAAAAAATCTATGGATGCAATATCTCAATTTGATATATGTGGAACTTGGGGTGATCCTATAATGTCTAAAGATATAGGAGAAATTTGTAAATATATTATGGATAACTCAAAAGCTAAAATTCATATTAATACAAATGGAGGAATGAGGACACCAAAATGGTGGGAAGATCTTGGTAATTATTGTGGTGATAGATTAGTAGTATATTTTGACGTAGATGGAATTAATAATGAAATGCATCAAAAATATCGCCGCGGAGTTGATTTGCAAACTGTACTAGATAATATGGAAGCTTTATCTAATACTCCAGCTATAACAAAAGCGTTTGTTATTCTTTTTAAACATAATCAAGATTATGTGTATGATATTAAAGATATGTGTAAAATGTACGGGGCGGACAAAGTTTTTGTTATAAAATCAGATAGATTTCTTATAACTAATCAATTTAAGTTTATAAATGAAAATGGAGAAGAAGAAATCTTAGAAGAAATAGATAAAGACTTAAAACATATAATTGAAAATCCATGGATAGATAATGCTTCAAAAAATTTAATGAAAAAAGCTGGCATCAACACAAAAATATCGTTTGACAAATATGCATCAAAATATCAAAGATAAACCCTGTATAAATTGTAAATGGCTTGAAACCCGGACGATTGTAGTAAATCCTGATGGTCAAGTTCTGCCTTGTTGCTATTTTGCAAATAGCTTATATATGAATTTACAAACTGATGGCGCGGAAGCTCCAAGATGGAACGATACAGAAGTTTTAATAAATTATAAAAATAATATTCAAGAATATAATTTGAATAATAAAACAATTACTGAAATTTTAGAATCTGATTGGTTTAACATTGATTTGCCAAAATCATGGGAAAGCTATGAAACTCTTCCTTCAGTATGTGGAACATTTTGCAATGACATTCAAAAAGAAAATGAGGCCTAACGCCTCACAATTTCCAAATATGCATGGTTATGCTTTAGAAAAATTAGAGGAATTAAATCATCCTTTAATCCCTAAATTGTATTATTATGACGATGAAGAATATGAATGCCAATTCATTGATGGATTAACTTTAGAAGCTTTTATTATGAAACATGGCGATTATGATGTTGCTCTTAATGTTTTAGAACAAGTCAATGATTTAATGAATAAAATGGCAAAAATTACTTTGACCTTTGAATGGGAAAATATGTGGAATGATTTATATTGGAGAATGTCTGCTGATGATATACACGCTGCAAATATTTTAATCGATAAAGATGGAAATCCTTATTTAATTGATTTAGATCAAATAGGATTTTGGCATCCGTTTACAGTTTATCAACTTATGATGAACGCACATATGAAACTTACTGATTCTTTACGATATACTTTTATTGGATGGCAGCATAAAAATCTCGCAAGAAAAATCGATCATTTATCAAACACGCATTTAAAATCTGCCATTGCGTACGAAAATGGAGTAAGACATGGGTTTTGGAATGTAAACACTGTAGAAGAAATTAAAGAAAACTATGAAAAGTATAAAGAATAAATCAGACCCTTTTATATTATGGGCTAGTCCAAGAACTGCTTCTACGGCGTTTTTCTATGAATACGCAAATAAAAATAATATAAAATATGATGGCACTAATCACGAACCGTTATGTCCATTTGATGGCAATTTATATTCTAAGAAAACCTCTATGCAAAATATAGAAGATGTTTTAAAACAAAATTTATCTTTTAAGTTCATGGTAGTAGGATATAATCAGAGTTCATCAGAAAAATGGCAAATTAAAAAATTATATAATTCACTTCCAGCTTTAGACTATCATCATATAATACTTTTTAGAAAAGATGTTTATGCAAGACATAAGTCTTTTGCATTTTCTATGTCTACTCAAATATGGCATCCGAAACATATTGAATCAACTGAATTTGACGGTTGGTCAAAAACAACTGATTTTACTAAAAATCATAATCTTGCGCTTGGAGGTTTAAAACAATCTTTAGATAATTACGTTAAATTAATAAATTTTTTAAAAGACGAAGAATTAGAATATCAAATTGTAGAATTTGAAGATGCGTGTTCATATATAGGAAAAGATACTTCACAAGGCACGACAAGTTATTATGGCGAATATGAAGATTTAGAATTAAAAGAAAAATTAGAAGATTTAATGAATAATCATGAGTTTACAAAAATATGGAATACATAGTACCGCCCGCTCTTTCTAATGCATGGCGTCAATATCATTATATAAATCATTCAAAAGATAAAGATGCTATTATACATTGTGAAGATATTAATCAGTCTTTACTTTTTTGGGAAGCATTTAAGCATTTTTTTAAGATACAAGTAGAACCAAAAGAATTTATCGAAGCAACTTCAGAAGTAAGAAAGAATTATGAAGTTTATCAAAAACCAACAAAAAATGCTCAATACCCGGTATTTAAAACATATTTAAAAGAAGAACCATTTGAAATGCATCCATTAGTGTATTCTATTATCGATTCAGATACACATCAAAAGGGAATACATTATAAGTCAAAATTAAATATTATAAAGAATTTAAATGGAATTAATTTAGGAGACTCTCGTAACTTTAAAGATGCAGATGAGTTAATTCATAAGATTATACAATTAGCGAATGCCGAAACTTTTTTAGGTTCTAGTTGTTCATGGGCTTGGATATGTCCTTATTTTGATACTACATGGATAGAAATAAAAGAATATAATTTTGACTGGCATAATGACAACTAAAACACAATACATTTTTAAAGATAGAGAAACGATGTATAGTCCTATGGAAGATAGGATGTCGTTAGAAGATCCGTTTAGTTCTTTAATGTTAATCGATATAATGGCAACAGAGTTATGTAATTTAACTTGTGAGTTTTGTCCACGTGCACATGGGTATCCTAACTTAAATCTACATATGGATCTTAAGATAGTAGAAAAAGTGGCAAGAGATCTTTCAATTAGTTTTTATCAGAATAGAATATTATATTGTGGATTTGGCGAAAGTCTTTTATATAACCATCTTACTGAAAGTATTCAGATATTTAAAAAGCATATGCCATGGCAAAGGAACATTCATTTAGTTACAAATGGCGATAGACTTACATATGATAAAATCTTAGAACTTACTGATGCTGGCCTGAATAAATTTTTCGTATCAATGTATAATGGACCTGAGCAAGAAGATCAGTTTAAAGAATTATTTTTAAAGGCTGGTGTAGATGATTACATTTTACAACATTACTATAAACCTCCTGAAGAAGATTACGGATTTTTACACTTAAGCAATAGGGCAGGATATTTGTTTAATGAAAATCTTATTAGTGATGGATGTAACATTCCATTTTATGCAATGAGTCTTCACTGGAATGGAGACGTATTACTGTGTTCTCATGATTGGGAAAAGAAACAGATTATGGGAAATGTGATGGAGAAAAGTGTACAAGATATTTGGTTAGAAAGTGAGTTACTCAATAAGTTTAGAGAAGAATTAATGAAGTCTCGTAATATGCATCCGTGTAATAAATGCAATATTAAGGGATTATTATATGGCAACGAAAGTAAAAAAATTCTAAGTTATTGATTTTAAACAAAACAAAAACGTGTACATATGTATTTTAATAGTGTAGGATGGTTATATCAAATAAGGAGATAACCATGAAAACTTTCAATGTATATCAGCTACACGGTTCAAGCTTTCGCGATGAGCGTTTTCAACTAGGTTTTGGCAAAGATCCAAAAGCTTTGGCCGAAAAACTTTTTAACGATTGGTCTTATACACTTGTTGCAGAAATTTCTGCACCTGATCTAAATGGAGTTTTTCAAGTTGGCAATATCGGCCCTGAGCAATACATCAATCGTATCGCAGATCGTATGGCTTCAGTTTCTGTCGGTGATATTATCGAAGATCCTGATACACGTAAGACTTATCTTGTTGCTAACTTTGGTTTCACTGAACTTTTTGATATGGAGGCGGTATAATGTACGGCGATATAATTTCAGATCTTCATAAAGATGCACGTGGCTATCGTCCTTCTCAATATTTTTGGGAAGGTTGGAAAGAGCTTTCTGACGAAGGTCAAAAAGAAATTTTCGATATGCTTGCAGAAGAGCTTGAAATAAGAGAGCAAGACGAACGCGAGATGGAGCAAAGAGCCATCAAAACATTCGAAGCACGTATCGCCGATGTTATCAAGCTTGGTGCTGGCGATCGTCAGACAGCTCTTCGCTGGATTACTTCTCAAGAGAAATTCTACCACTCACAAAGTGTTGAGCATTTTGTTTGGGAACAAGGTATCTTATTCACCGATTATGGTAAAAAACTTCTTAACGAATTGCTTGAGATAGTTGAGTATGAAGAAATGGAATGGGTATAATGGAGAAATATAATGGAAAAACTTACGATGATCGGCATGGAGGCCCTTTTGATCGTGGAGCGGCTGATTCGTATTACCGTCGTGGTTCTAAGCCTCATTTTTATATCGGTGCAACTTATCAATCTGATCTCATAGAAAAGGACTATATGACTGATGAGCAATTGGAAGCATATTACGCAGGTTATAGATACAATGAAGACCTCGGTCACTACAAAGAGTGGTAATATGTTTACAAATGAAATAGAATTTGACGAAACAATTACAACGGTTATGGACGATAAAGGACGGTTTGAAGACGTCGTAATGTTCATAGCCGATGACGGTTGTTATATTCGTCAATATAACGAAAAGATAAATCGATATGATTTAATTCATATGTCACACGAAATGTTTAAAGAAATGATAGAAGCTTTAAATCATAAAGAAGGTTTCTTTGTATCGAGGTTTAAGAAAGATGAGTAGTGATATCGCACATGTACAAGTGCAAATTATGCAACTTACAGAAAAATTAAATGATATTGAAAAACGTTTAAGTAAAGCTGAGCAAAGAGTAATGGATCATAGCGATGATTTGCGTGGTCTAAAACGTGATGTTGATGCAGTAAAGGGAATTTTACGTGGATGAGTAAGACTATTATATTTGGTGCAGGACAAATTCCTGTTACGGATAAAATTGATACAAACTTAGTTACACTTAAGAGAGCTATCGATTGGGCAGAAGAAAATAATATAGATTATTTGTTAACTCCAGAAGGTTCTCTTTCTGGATATGTTCCATCATTTAATGAAGAAGTTTCTGAAGAAGCTATTGTCGAAGCAGTATGGGAAATCGTTGACTATGCAGCTGCAAAAAAGGTAGGACTTGTTTTAGGAACAAAGTATAAAGAAGACGACAGGGTTTTCAATCAAATTCGTGTGTATGATAAAGAAGGATTGTTTGTCGGTGCACATGATAAGATGTATTCACTTGCTGAATACGATCGATCTGAAATGCCTCATCGTATTGATCCAATTACTATTAAGCACAATGGATATAAAATTAAAGCTCTTTGCTTATTGTGTAATGATTTTTGGGGAGGCTATAACCAAGATGCCTATCCTTTACCAAAAGTAATTAACGAACCAGAAACAGCTGCTCATCTTATTCTTCATGGTAGTAATGGATTTAGGGGATTTGGATTACAATCAGAAGATATTCTATACGAATGGCATAATGCTGTGTTGAGGTTCATGAGCTTTGAATTACATACACATGTAATTACGGCAGATAATTCTATTACGATGCATGGTGGTGACTATGATGGTAGAACAAGCAGTCGAAGCGGTGTTGTATATAATGGACAATGGTTGACAGAAGAAAAGAATGTTGGAGAACAATATTTTAAAATCGAATTAGATTGTGATAAGCTAACAAATTGGGAATATAAAGTAGATCCTGACATTGAACAAAAAAGAAAACATAATATTGGCACACACAGACTGTGACATCTTGTCACATGTACATTATAAATATTTCAGTGTAGTATGACTTATATTCTGAAGGAGATAGCATGAAGATTGCAAACACATATGATGAACGTATCAACCTAATTCGTGAAATCGCAGAGCGTCGTAAAAAGATGGCTCGCGTTAAAAAGCAATCTAAAGTTTTACCGAAGAAGGTGAAAAAAGTGAAGCGTGACTTTATGGACGTTCCAAAAGAAGGCGATAATGTTTACGCGTGGACTGATGCATCGAAGTATGCACAACAATATTATGGAGAAACCTTGTATGAAACAAGAAGGTTCGACAACGAATGGGATTGATCCCATTGAAATTGAATTAATGCTGAGTCCTCTTAAGGGCCAGCTAGATGATATTACCAGGAAACTAGACGCTCTTATTGGCGTGACATTAGCATGGAATGAGAGTATTGATAATATCAATCGGCATTTGTCAGATAGTATGGAAGCTTTAAAAAACCATATGGGTTTGTTTGAAGACTCAGGAAATCTGATAAATATAGAAGAGTTCATATTGAAGAGTAGTTATGAACGCGATGAAGTGGATGAGAATGTAATCAGACTCAACCCTAATTTATTTAATGGAGGCGAAGATAGTGATAATTGAACTTGATATGGAGAAGACGATGAATCGTATAGATATGATTCAAGAGCTTGTTACTCGTGATTGTAAAGTCATTTTTAAAAAAGTAGATGGCTCTGAACGAACTATGATGTGTACGCTCCGCGAAGCTGCTATTGATAATGGCAAAAAAGCTGGCCGTGAAGTAAAGGCACATAATGATAATGTACTTGCAGTATGGGATATAGAGAACAAAGGTTGGCGATCTTTTAGAGTTGATTCTGTAATTTCTTTTTCTTAGGAGACTAGATGTATATACCACTAGAATGGTTATTTTCAATCATCACAATTGTGGTGGCATACGGTACTTACAGACTCGGAAGGAGAGATGACGAAGACTATCGTCAAGATATTGTCGACGCAACTATAGACCATCTTATTCAAGAAAACATGGTTAAATGGGCAAGACGTCCTAACGGCGAGATAGAATTATTTCCTCTCGACGAAAAATAAACGTGTACATTTGTTTTTATTTGTGTTAGAATATTAATATGAATGAAGGAGTATATTATGGAACCAGTGAAAAAAGTTCGTAAAAAACGTAAACCAATGTCACCTGAGCAACGTGCTGCAGCTGCAGAACGTTTGGCTAAGGCTCGCGAAAAGCGAATGAAGGAGAATCCACCTACATATAAAAATGTACATCCATCTGTCTTAGCTATTCCAGAAGATCAACCAATGTCTTTGAAAAATATTCGTAGATGGATTAAGACTCAAAAAGATTTAATGTCTGCTGAGCGTAAAGCCGTGCGTCAAGATGTAAAAGGAGCAGTTGCTCGTTTTAACAGTCATCAAAAATATATAAGTAATCTTGAACGATTCTTACGAGATGGTGATTGGGCCGATGACTACTATGGCGAATATCAACAAAATAAAATCAAATGGCGGTGTGTTGCACCAGCCTATGATAGAGAAGGGAATCAGAAACGAACACACGGTGTTTTCTATGAAGACCTCGGTTTCGTTTGGAGTGATCTATGATAGAATCAAATTTTTTAACAAAATCTAAATTCAGTGTTCTTATTGAGAATGCTGTAATCAAAAAGAAAATGTCATACATGGATGCCGTCCTCGACGTCTGTGAAAAAAATGACATTGATCCTGAAGATGTAAAGAAATTTATATCAACACCGATCAAAGATAAAATCGAGGCAGAGGCAATGCGCCTTAATTTTCTTCCGAAAGGAAATACCCTACTTTTTGAATAAGGAGAAATTCAATGACAGTAACTCGTGACGAACGTATGGCAAAGTCTGAAGCAGCTAGAACAAAGCGTAAACTGCTAAAAGAAACTTTACTATCGAAGACCGACAGGTTTTACACGAGAATGAGAAAACTCCGAAAGAAAAAGGCTAAACACAATGCATAAATATCATGTACATCAACGTATGAATGGTGTATAATAATACAGTTAATATTTCAGTTACAAGGAAAAATATATGTCTTTTGCAAACTTAAAGCGTAATCGAGATCAAATCTCTAAACTCATTCAGGCAGCAGGTGCTTCTGAAGGTGGTGGTGAAAAGAAATCATATGCTGATGATCGTATGTGGAAACCCACAGTAGATAAAGCAGGTAATGGTTACGCTATTATTCGATTCCTACCGGCACGTGAAGGTGCTGAACTACCATGGGCTCGTTATTGGGATCATGGTTTTAAAGGCCCAACAGGTCAATGGTATATCGAAAAATCTCTTACATCTCTTGGTAATCCAGATCCAGTCGGTGAATTGAATTCTCGACTATGGAATTCTGGTATCGAAGAAGATAAAGAGACAGCACGTCGTCAAAAACGTCGGCTACATTACGTATCAAACATTTACGTTGTCTCAGATCCTGGTAATCCTGAAAATGAAGGCAAAGTCTTCATGTATCAGTTTGGCAAAAAAATCCATGATAAAGTAATGGATATGATGCAACCAGAATTTGCTGATGAAGAACCAGTAAATCCATTTGATATGTGGGAAGGCGCTGACTTTAAACTTAAGATTCGTAATGTCGAAGGTTATCGTAACTATGACAAATCTGAGTTTGCTGCTCCAGCTCCACTACTTGGCGGAGACGACGAACGTCTCGAAGCAGTTTATGATAAGATGTATGATTTATCTGAATGGACAGATCCTGCAAACTATAAAACTTATGATGAACTCAAAACTAAATTGTCAACTGTTCTTGGTGAGTTTGCTTCTGCAGGTGAACCAACAATGGCACAGACACGTCAGATCAACGAACCAGTTGAGGCACCTGAACCAGCTCGTATGGAACCAGTCACTGCCGAACAAGTGAAAGTTGAAGATGACGATGATACGTTGAGCTACTTTGCGAAGTTAGCAGCAGCGGACTAAAAATCCACCCAAAGATCTGCAGTCTTTGGAATGGTGAGTGACCATCAGCTCATAGTGATGCACGGTCTTCCGGTGTACAGGGAGATAGAAAGGGAGGCACCTAGGAAGGCCTCCCTTTTGATTTATTAGAATGGCGAAGCTAATAGGTTAAAATTATCAGTTGTTGGAGTAGTTGCAACAGTACTTGTTGAAGTACTCGTATTTTGAGAATTATTACTTTGATCGACCTGATTAATTACAATTGGCGGTAAAGCGCCACTTAATGCTGATAGAGCAGCTTGGGCTTCATTATAAGCCATGGCTGTCTCGCTATCTCTAGCAGCAATTCTGTTATCTCTATCAAGATTTCGAGAAGATATACTTTGAGCAGCTGCAGCTCTTGTTGAAGCATCTCCTAATCCAAGTTCAAATCCAGGAATAACTGTAAATTGTTTACCACCATTCATCCATTCTGGCAGCCAGTCTGGAACTTTACCTTTTACTTCCGGAAAACTAAACTGTAAGTTTTCTGAAAGCATAATGTATAAGTTATCACCTAAGTTATTAATGAATGTTGCTATTCTATCAAAAGAATTTTTAAACCCATTTACAATACGTGTTATTTGATATTGCACTTGAGTCACAACTATATCTTTTAATATAGTAAATGAATCACCAACGGTACCAAGAATGTCTGTAATACCAGATTTAAATCCGGCAAATTTTTCATTAAACATAGTAAAGTCGCCTTTAATCATATTGACGACCATTTGAATATTATCAAATATTCCTTGAACTGTTCCAGAAATTAAATCATCAAAACTAAAGCTTTTAAATTTTTTCATAAACCAGCTATCTTCGCTTACGCCAAGATAATTAGTCATTAACCAACTAATACCTGATTTTAATAAATCAAATGGTGCACCAACAAAATCGCCAAGGAAAGCGCCAATACCCTCACCTAATCGTGATATGAGTCCTTCTTTATCACTGTTTATAAATGTATTAACGCCATCAAAAGCAGAGATTATAAATCCAATCGGCCAAAGAATTTTTTGTGCAACTTTTAAAATACCTTTTGCTCCACTACCAATAACGTCAGTAATTTTTGTGAAGAACGGAGATGTAAAAAACTCTCCCATCAATTCTCCGGCTTTAGTGATTGGCCTAAATAAGCTTTTAATTTGTAAAATAAATCGACCAATTTTTGGAGATTTAAAGTCACCTCCTTCACCAGCCAATGCAATCAATTTACCATCAGCACCAATTCCAAATTTTAATAAAATTTTATCTACAAGTTTGTTATATACATCGCCAATAAGAGCTACAGGATTTTTAATCTGAATCTTCTTGTTTGTTTCAGGATCTATTTCAGTAGGAAGTGCTGGGTTAATTCCAAAAAGTCTAAGTATTTTTGCTCTAAGATTAATTATTGCTTGTGTAATATTTTCAGTAACAGATGTAGGAATAAGAGCTTTTATTCCGTCACCCAATTTACCGATGTTTTCAATAGCTTTGAGTTCCCAGCCTCGAAGACCAGCAAATGCTCCTGCTACAGCTAAAGCTCCTGCAGTAATACCGGCTACAAGAGAAGCAATTCGTGCAGCTGTTGCTGCAAGGGCTGAAAACATTCCTTCTCCTGGAAGAGAGATGTTTGGACTATATCCTTCGCCCTTGGCTCTTGGAGCTTGGACTTTTGGGCCTTTTAGTTTATCTAAAGATCCGTAATCTTCTTTTTTAAAACGAGCAACAAAAACATTTGTAAGCGCCTGGACTGCTCCAGTCGTTTCTTCTTGAGATTTGTTATTTATCCTGATCTGTTGTACGAGATCTTTTAATGTAGCTTCTGCCATTAGCTTTTACCTACGTTTCTTTCTCTTGCTCTTTCATTCTCTTCTTTAATATGTTCAATCAATAATGTAAGATATATTTCCCTTTCCCATGGTATCATATTCTCAAGTTCAGTTAATGAGTAATTATGATGCTGCATTAATCCAAAATTAGTTTTATAGTAACTAATTAGGCTTTCATGAGAAAGGCATATTACAAAAAATCATTCATCCCCTGTAGTTCAAGTGTGTTATCATGTGTACAACCACCACATTTAAATTCTACTTTATGTTTTAGTTGTGGCATTGCATCGACAAATTCTCTAATCTTATCAAATTGTGGTCCACTCAAGGATTCAATAAATTCTAAGACTTCAGACTCTGGTTCGTCTTTCACCATGATTCTTTCTTCACCCGATTCAATAGTATCAATACATCTTAGAATCATTTTAAATGTCATTTCAGTCTGAGATGTAAATTTGCTTAAGTCTAAAATATCATTATATCGTGGCCAACGTAAATTAACAGCGATTGTATCAGTTAATTCTATTCGAGTATTTACTTTTGGTACGTCTATTTTTATTTCTTCTACCGGAATTACGACTTCATTTGGAGTTTCGCACTCAGAACATTTAAGAGATACTTTAGTTGTTTCTCCAACAGATTTTGCTCTAATTCGTGTAAAAAGATATTCAACATCAAATGTTGTAAGTTTATTTCTATCTACACCATTTTCTACACATGAATCAATAGTATCGACGACTGCGTTTAAAGCTTGTTGCTGATCTTGAGATTCCATTGCAAGCATTAATACTTTTTCTTCTTTTACAAGATACGGCCTAAACCGCACTTTTTCTTGAGTCGAAGGAATTACCGTTTCATATTGTGGTACATTATTTAATTTAGGTAAGGCCATTATACAGATCTCCAATCCTTATATGATAATTGCACATTCAATTCAACCATTCCATTTGCTTCATTATTAAATTCTATAGCGTTCATGGTTGTGGGAAACGCTTTTTCAAGTATACACGTATATACTGATTTTGCATCAGTAAACAAATCAATATCTATATCTATGTTTAGCTGTCCGAGATTAAAGTTAATATCGACAGGCAAATCGAAAGCTGCGCCTTTCTCAAGTTGTTCAATACGTACTTCAAAGCTATATTCATCCGGATAGTTTAGCTGCTTTGTCTCGATATCGACAGCGAGGTTTTGCCAATATTCAAAATAACGTTTTAGGTTATAATCATTCGTAACATGAAAAGTTAAAGATACGTCTTCCTGAGCATATGCATAAGCTTGTTTTACCGCTTTCATTCCAACTACTCTATCATTTGTTAAGAGTTGCCGGCCGGGTAGCTGCACATTTTTACATAGTAAATTTAATGTACGAGTGTCTACAATTCCTGGTAATGCAGGAAGATATACACGAAATAAGTTAGGCGTAGCAAGGCCTCTGCTTAATGCACCTTTTAATTGATCGACGCTATAAACCATTAAATCATTTTCCTTGAATCTCTATATACTGTAGCTTTGCTTGATTTTTGGAAATCAGCCGTTGGCAAAAATGTTGCTATCTCCCATTCAGGAGCAGGCACAAGAGCAAATCTACTTCTTACATGTTCATTTAAGTAATGTTTAAAACATGGCTTAAAATATTTTAATTTAGAAGTACGTTGCAGCATATTATATCGAATTTGAAACTTTGTAGTTTCATCATAGTTTTTATTATTTGTAATATCCATAAGACCATCGAGCATTCGTGCACGTAATACAGGCGGAAGATAGTGTAGATTCAAACCATAGAATCCACCAGGTGCACGGCCGACTACAATAGTTAATGGAAAGCTGTCATAATATGGTAGAGTATCTTTTGTTTTCGGATCGTAGAAATACATGTACATATTACCAAGTATACCACGATTTCTTAACTCAACAGGATCTTGATTCATGAGTTGCCGACGATTGACACGACCCATCGATTGCGCCTTACGCCTAAACCAATCCATAGATTCTCTTGATCGTGGAGTAATACCTGCCCGAAAAGCTTCGTACTCTAGTTTTTGAAATATATTTGTCATACCACTATTTATATGTTATTTCGTCTTTTTTCTCACAGGGCCTAGCGGCTTTAATTTCTTAATTGGTTTAGGCATAATCTTCATTTCTTGTAGAGTTTTTTCGGTCCATATCTGAAACTCCCATCCACGATCTTTTGCAAAACTATTTGCGGCTTCCCACTTATTCATATTCTTAACGTACGTTAATCCTTCATTGATGTATTGTTTTGTCTTACGTTTGCCTTGTGGTGGCATAGTTTCTTTTTCAGGTTTAATCTCTACAAGAAGTGTTCTATTATCTTTAAACGTGATTTTAAGATCAACAAAATAACGATGGTATCTCTTATCAACCTCATAAAAATATGGAACTACGGTTTCTTCTGAACTCCAGGCTTTTACGTTTGGATTATCATCACACCATTTAAAACAATGACGTTCCCACATCGATCGAAATACAACTGCAGTATGATCGCCTTTGTACTTCGATATGTTCTTCACCTTATACTTTCCAGAATATGCCATAAAACTTTATAAATAGTTGAAAGATTTTTTAGTATTTATTGGAAAAACTATGCCAAAATATCAATTTCCTCTTTCTGATCAAGATGACTATAGAGGTAGAGTTTTATTTACTACTATCATAGAAACGCCCGCATCCATTGATCAGGCTGCATTAGACCGTGTTTCAAATGCTACAAGCGAAGGAATCGGTGATGTCCTTAGCGCCTTGAAAGATTTTGGAACAAAAGAAATTCAATCTGGATATGCAACACCCGGAGAAAGCGTTGCGTTGTATCTACCTCCGGCTCAACAAGTGCAAGATGCTGTACAGTTTGACAACATGGAATTTGGAATCCGCGGAGCCATGGGTTTAGACGCTATGCAAAATGGTGGGCAAAGTATTGCAGGTTCTGTTATGGATAATATGTTTGGAGCAGGAAGTATTTCTAAACTGTTAGAAAACATTGGATCTCAGAGCGTGGCAAGAGTTGTTGCAGCTGAAACTGCCAGACGTGTAAATGAAAGAGCAGGCGGCGTAATCTCTACTGCAACACAAACAGTAGCAAATCCAAATATTCGTGCAGTATTTAAATCAGTAAGACCAAGAGAGCATACATTTACTTTTAAATTTATGCCAAGGAACGAAAGAGAAGCAAGAGAAATAGAGAATATTATAAAATTCTTTAGAAAAGAAGTATATCCTGAATCTATTAATATTGGTAAAGTAAGTGTAGGATATAAATTTCCAAACAAATTTGCAATTCAAACAATATATAACGGTAAAAAGGTTGGGGCAGATCTTCTTCCAAGCTATCTTACTTCTATGTCTACTAACTATAACTCTACGTCTATGTCTTTCTATAGAGACGGCCAATATTCAGAAATTGATCTAACATTAACTATGCTAGAATTTAGAACGCTATCTAAACAAGACGTCACGCTTGGATTTAACTTTTATGGTGATGGTTATCAAAATTGGTGGGAAACATTTATTGGCGATATATTCCCGACTTGGAGACCGTAATGGCAACTTATTTTAAAAATTTTCCTATACTCTCATATTCTTTTGGTGATAATGAACAGCCTGTTGCATTTCAGAATTTGACAGCATATGTAGATCTTATTGATAGAATAAAAGATGATATTTCTTTTTATCGTAAATATTACATTTTAGAAGGTGATAGGCCTGACCAAGTATCACATAAACTATACGGATCAACAGATTTTTATTGGACGTTCTTTTTACTTAACGATCATTTAAGATTACAAGGATGGCCGTTAACAGAAAAAGAATTAAAAAAGTTAGCAGCAGAGCAATTTCCAAATACTGTATTAACTACAGGAGATAATTTAACCGGAATCTTTTTAGTAGGTCAAACAGTAAATGGTTCTACAAGTGGTACATCCGGCACAATTGTACATCGCAATTTAGATTTAGGCCAAATACATGTAGGCGGTTCGTTAACATTCAATAGTACTGAAGTTGTTACATCACAGGCTGGAGAACAAGTTCAGGCTGTTACACTCAATAGAGCCATTGATGAAGTAAATGCAATCAGATATTATATTGACGGAGATGAAAATCACGTAGATATAGATCCTCTGACAGATTCTGATGGATCTGTTTCTGCCGGAGGTTTTGTTCCTGTTACAAACATTGAGGCATTTAGAGCCGCTAATGATAAGCTAAAAGAAATAACTGTTATAAGACCCGACGTAATCAGAGATGTAGTAAGAGATTTTGAAGAAGCCTTAGCATGACAGATTATATTCCTTTTGATCCTCATGAATATAATTTAGATGAGGTCATTTTATCTACACAAAGAAACGATCATAGCGTTGATATTACTCCAACGATTGCTGAAATAGAAATATTCGAGCATTTAGAACGATCGTATCTTACTGGGACAGTTACATTTACTGACAATGATCGTATCATTGAGATTATGGATTTTCAAGGTACAGAGTTTTGTGATATTAAGTTAGGTTTGTTTCAAGGTGATAGAAGAACTATAACAAAAAGATTTGTTGTAAGAGAATTAACGAGTGTTGTACCATCTTCTGACTTTTCAGATGTTGTGACATTATCTCTTATTGATTATGATGCTTACTTTAATACACTCTTAAATGTAAATAAAACATATGATGGTACACCTGGTGATATTATAGAAAAAATCTTAAACGATTCTTTTGTAGGTAAATCTTTAATTAGAGCACAAGGTGGAACCTTAGGTCAAAGCCAAGATCCAAGCTTACAATCAGAAATACCAACTGAAGCTGCACGTGCGCAGAATCAAGCTCGATCATACGAACTACAATCTATAATGAGATATATTGTTCCGAATCTTAAACCATTTGAAGCGATAGAAATTTTAAAGCAAAGAGCAACAGCAACAAATGGATCTCCGTTCTATTGCTTTGCCTCTCTCAAAGATAATGATTTACGTTTCTTTGATTTATATACAATGCTTACAAG